CCACCTGAACCATCACTTTCGCGTGAGTTAGTTAATGCTGTTGTGGCATTTGCATCAGCAGAATTAGCAGTGGTTACAGCACTAGAAGCATTAGTAGACGCCGTATTAGCAGTAGCTACAGCAGCAGTTGCGTTTGTGTCTGCAGTATTTGCAGTTGTAGTCGCAGCGTTGGCTGTATTAACTGCTGTCGTGGCGTTTGTACTGGCTGTATTTGCTGTCGATACTGCTCCATTTGCAGTCGTAACAGCGTTCCCTGCAGTTGTAGTAGCTGCGTTTGCCGTGTTAACTGCAGATGTTGAATTAGTATTAGCCGTATTTGCTGTATTAACTGCATTACCTGCTGTTGTACTAGCAGTATTAGCAATAGAAATAGCTGTGTTAAAACCACCAGATCCATCAGACTCACGTGAGTTTGTGAGTGCTGTATTAGCTGTAGCTGTAGCAGCATTTGCTGTGTTAACTGCTGTCGTAGCATTACCTGATGCAGTGTTAGACGTGTTAACAGCAGCGGTTGCATTAGAAGATGCTGTGTTAGCAGTCGCTACCGCAGCCGTAGAGTTAGTGTTAGATGTGTTTGCCGTCGCTACAGCAGCATCAGATTTAGTCTCGGCTGAGTTAGCTGTAGTAACTGCTCCGTTAGCTGTCGATACAGCCGAGTTGGCAGTAGTTACAGCAGATCCAGCCGTCGTATTTGCTGTAACAACATCAAAGTCAGCTTCCTGTACTGCAAAGTGTGATTGGGTGAAGTTAGTATTTAGATCCTCAGCTTTAATCGCGGAGCCGGGAAAGAACGTTGCATTTAACGTATTGATGTCTGTATCACGGAATATACGGATAGCTACACCATTTGCTGGTGCTGACGTAAATGCAAGCGTTGTAGCGTTAGCAAACGTAAATGCAGTTGTAGCCGCTGTGTCAAGAGTTACCTTGACATCAGCTTGCTTGATATATTCAAATGTAAATGAATAGTTCGTTGTCGAACCATTTCCTGTGTATGTAGTTTGTGTAGTTGCCATTGCCCATTAGTAAGAGAAATTTTGCTCCATGTAATCCATATAACTTTTTGCTTCTTCTACCATACCCGCTTTTAAGAAGTTACCTACAGTTTCTTGTACACGTGCCTTTCTTTGAATGGTTGTTAAAGCACTAGACGAATCCATTGCTTTACGCATTGCTAGTTTCAATTCACCATCTAAAGCTTTATAAACACTCGCAAATTCACTTGAGTCTGGATCTAACCCAGCGGCTTCTGCTTCTCTGTATAACTTACGGAAGGTTTTCGCTGGATACCTCTTCATCACTCGTTGGATACCTTTCTTAAATAGCTCCATTTCTCCCATCTTATTAAGGATCTCGGACTGTATTTCAGTTGGAAGTTGACTCCCTTCTCCATCAGTACGTAGTGTTGGAGTAGCATCATATTCAATTTCGTATAAATATTGTTTTTCTGGACTTACCTTGCCATTAATTTTAAACGGTGTATATGTATTAAATACACGTGCAAAGAAGTTAGTTGGTACTCCAACTTCACCACCATCGATATAGTCGTATTCAACCGGTAGTGCTGATTTCAAGCCTGGTAAACGGTTCTGTACCATCGCACTAAACTCATTTTCTACAACTTTTCGGCCTGGATCCATCAAACGTGCAATTTCTGCAAACTGACTAGATCCTCTGATTACTGAGGAACCTAGGAAACTTGATGTCCATCTATTAATTGCACCTGTATCACCGCGTATTACGTCTAGGAATGGTTGTAACCCGGCTGTCATCTGCTTCTGTGTGAACGAAGCTGCTACTACAAACGACATCTTCTTAAGAAGTACACCTTCTTCATGAGCAGATAACGTATCGTAGTTATCCATGATGTCTGCAGTCAATGCTAACCAGTTTGTAAGTGGTCCTAGACCTTCGTACGATGTATAGCTTCCATCTGGATTCTGAATAGAACGACGGGGGATGTTTAATTTATCGCGAGTCTTTTGTACTTGTCGGTTGTAATGACCATTGCCAGTAAGGCGATCATTCATAAACAAACCTACAGCACCTGTTACTGCAACGTTTCCTAATGCTCTTCGTCCCTTAAGATCTGCCTGAATCTCGTTGTACTTAGCTCTTACATTTTGAGGAGTAATTTCAATACCCCTAGCAGATAGCAACTGCTCTACTTCAGGTCCACTAACTTCTTCAAATGGTCGTTTAAAATCATTTGTATCTTTCAGGAATACACGCATCGGATTTGATGGTCTATAACTGAGTGATAATGCAAGTTCATTAAGTGGAGTCTTAGTAAACAGCATAAATGGTTTTAGGATTGGTGCCCGATTAATAACATCTGAAAGCATCCTCGTAGCAGCATTTTCTAGGTTCATATTAATCTCACCAGCAATCTTCTGTACAGCATCGTTGTTAAGGATACCTTTATCATTAAACATCTTCTTGTAGAAGTCTGCTGCCAATTCATCTGCTTTGGCTTCATCTAATGGTAACTTGCCTCCGTTAGTTACTACATCAAATGCATTAGCCCTTGCTTCTGCTGTAGCAATCATTGATTGTGTAAAGGCGTCAGTAGCTTGCATCGAACGTGTTCCATACCGTAGCCACGGGTGATTGGCTAAGTCATTCATATCACTAACTTGCTGCATCAATGCTTGAGGACCATATTCTCCTTGTTTTGCTTTTGCACCTGCAAATGCATTCAGTAGATCAAGCTGTGCTTGGTTCTTCAATCCAAGATCATCTCGTGTTGAGATTACGTGAGGATCAGTTGCAGATCTCTGAAATACTTGACCCATATATTCCGTCGATTTACTGACGGCTTCTTGCATATTCTTATATTGATAAATACCACGTCGAACTGTCTGCCTGTCTCCACCAGGAAGCATAGCTCCACCGATAATTCTCAAGGGTCTTTCTACTAGCAAATGTGTAGAAGAAATCCTTGCTTTTATAGGTGTAGCAAAGGCACCAAGTGTCCCGTTATACAGGTTTGCATAGAAGCCTTTTAAGATAACAGAAGGAATCTCAGGATTTAAATCAATAAATGCTTTACTTAAAACACCAGTAGATTGCTTTACGTACTCATTAAGTGCTGAGATGGTCTTAATGTTTCCATCGGTCATCTCATACCCCATGATTAATGGGGCTAGCATTTCAGGTTGCTCTTGACTAATAGAACGTAGATTATCAATTGTCTGCTTAGACTCTTGCTTAATCTTCTCCATTGCTTTCAAAGTGCCGTTCTTTTCGTTCTTGATTAAATTTTCAAGACGTTTAGTTTCAGCAAGATCATATGCTTTAGACCCTTTAGCAGTCATCCTGTTCCATAGGTTTAGCTGGTTTAGTGCCTTACCACGTACGTAGGATGTCATACCCTTTTGTGCCATCAAGAATTCAAGACGGTCTAGGATTTGCTCTTGTGCTCTATCAATGGCTGCTGTCCCTTCTGTAAGGCGCATACCTTGTGCCATATCAGATACTTGACCACCTAGTGACGTTGCTACATATGCTTGTGCTCTAGTCACATCCATATTTACAAAGTCATCCATGTAGCTTTTAATAGCTCCCATGACTCCTGCATAAGCTTCACTCGTAAGTTCAGGTGTCTTTGTATCTACATTTCTACCTTGATACACAGAACCAGGATAGATAGTTCTCTGTAGCTCCTCAAGATCCATTTCATAGAAGTCACTCGCTAGCTTGTTGCCAGTTTCCACAACATCTGCATGGCTAATGTATTTACCAGATGCAGTTTTATAGCCGTATTTACCTGCATCCTTCAGACCTTCTGCTAATCCTTTGATAATCATCTCTTGATTACCAGATGCTTCTAGTCCAAACTTCAAAGCACCTTCCGACATAACACTGCCGACACGTCCGTAGACACTGTCCAGATTCTTATCAATACGTACTGCATCGATTGAAGCACCGACAATACCAAGATCATCTACTGACCTAATACCTTGCTCGGTATAGTCGTACATATCATGGTAGCCAAATACAGCATCATTGGGATCAGCTTGTTTTGATAGGTTGTAACCACCAACCTCATCTAACTCACCTGAACGTTTAGCAGCAGATGCATCAATTACTTCTTCAGGAGTGTTTTTAATTTCAACATTCTCTTTAAACCACTTAGCAGCCTTTTCATTTTCTGAGATATGTTTTACTGCTGTTGCTGTGCCTGCTAAATTAGTAGCCCATTTGACAGCACCTTGTAGGAAGTCAACGCTAAATCCTAAGTAGGTTCCTTCAGTAACGTTCTTCATACGTTTTACATCAGGACTATCAGAATCTAACGTTGCGATATTATCTGGAATCCAGGCGAATGTTCGTGGCCAGGTTGCCTTTAGCATTCCTGTCGCATTGTGGTCTGTTTCGTTGTGCTCAACTGTGTAGTCAACGCCTGCACCTACTCCGGCTCCAAATAGTGTGTTACCTAACCACCTGACAGCAGGATCAGCTAAGAATTTTACATTCTTTGCCCTTGAGGCAAGTACAGCAGATCCTTTACCCTGCAAAAGTATCGTAGGTAAAACAACAGAACTTAGTTCTCGAACGCTTTGTGCTACTTCACTTTCAAATTCAGGAATCTTACGTGCTTCTTGCCTTGTTACTAGATTAAATGCATCGACTGCAAAGTCTGCAATACCAGCACCTGCTGCTGTTTGTAGTTCAGTAAGTGCCGGAGATAAGAGAGTTGCACTAGCTAGCGCTTCCTCTCTTGTTTGTCCTCCGATCCTCTTCTCTTCTTGTGCAGGACTAGGCTGTACTTCTGGTTCTGGTTCTGGTTGTACTGGAGCCGTAGCTTCAGGTGCCGCGATTTGTGGTTCCGGTTCCGGTACAGCTAATTCCCCTTGATATTGTTCAAGTTCTGATTCAAGTTGTAGCCTTTGCTCATCACTTAATTCTGGAAGCGTACCTCCTGTTAGCTGTTCATCATAGTCATTCATTTAATTTTAGTTCCAGTGTCTGAGGATTTCCGTATGTTTAAGACTATCTCTTTCTGGATCTGCAGGTCTTTCCCAATTCACCATCCACCAATCTGCAGCTTCTTGTGGATTATTAAAGGTTGTTTGTAAATACTCTTGTCCAGGCTCACCTACTTCTTCTAGTGCATATTTAATCTGAGCTTTCCAATCACCAGCTCTGACCATTTGCTGTACTTGAGGCGTTTGACGTTCTGCATACCATTGAAACAGACCACCTGCACCACCATCATCACCGCTAGCAACACTAGGATTAAATGTAGATTCCCTAAACATATTGGCTAACAAACCTAATGCTTGATTTCTAGGCACACCTAATTCGTTAGTCATATATGTCATGTATTGGTTGCCAGTCTCTTGTAATTGCGGACCCGGTGTCGCATCGTAATCACCAAGTGACCTATCTCGTACCATCCCCGCTAACCTTGTACTGTCAGTAAGAGCTCTTCGTGCTCTTGCACTGGTACCGTATGTCCTTCTAAGTAAAGGCATTTTTTCTGGCTTGATAGTGTTCATCAAGCTTTGATATGACGAAGCGTCAAATTTAGCTTGATCTACACCAGGAAAGGCTGGTGCTAAATATTGTTGGTATTCAAATGGTGTTTGATTTACAATAGCGGACGCTCTTACAAATAATTCTGGTATTTCAGTTCCCATCTCCATTGCTTTAGTACTCTCCTTAAATAATTCCGGTCCTATCGCTTGTGCGTGTCTGCCTTTATTTGCATCATCAAGTCTTAATGTTATAAGTTTTTCATTAAATTGATCAAGCCTTTGTTTTGTTTCTTTCGCTTTCGGTATAATTTGCTCAAATCGAATTAAACCTGTTGCATAATTTTTTTCCTTGCTTAAGTATGTTTCGATTCCTCCCTTGGTTTTCGCTAAAGCTATTTCATCGGCTTGATCTGGTGTTGCGCCTTTGTTTATATTTGTCCAGTACTCTTTATTGTAAATACCTTTCCAATGATTAATCTCGTAATCCAATCCTTTTGTTGTAATAAATGAGGAATTTTTTTTTAAATTTTCATTGTCTTTTATTTCTGCTTCTATGTATTTAGCTGAATCTTTGAAATTAGGATTAGCTCTAGCTGCATCATTTCTTCTTGCAAGTCGTAAAAGACTAGGCATATTATTTGATTCTTGACTGATGGCAGACATACCAACTCCTGAATCTAAAAGCTCTTGTTCTCCTGCACCCGCTTCCACCCTTGCTTCCAAGATTGGCATATATTCTTCAAGTGACTGAGCAGACCTTGTGTACTCTCTTGCTGTTTCTAATGCAGGAGATGTATAGTTAGGTCCGTAGATTTTTCTACCTTCGTTTAATTGTTGTTCGATAAAGTCCTGAGTAATATCTTGATTAGAATTAATTCTTTGATTGATAACATCTTGATCAAGACTATTTAATTCTCTTAGTTGGGTTGCCTTTTCTGTAATATATTTATTGTTTTCTTTTGCATCGATTCCGTTTAAGTAAACCATTGCTTTGGCTACTTCATCTGTGCCGCCATAGTCATCTTTAAGACTAACCATCGCCCCATCAGAGCGTGGAAATTTTGCAGTAAGAATACTTTCTAAATTGACTTTCGACATTGAGCCACTTTTATGGTTATTCGTCGCCCAATCAAGTAACTCCTGTCTCATTTCTTGTTTGTTAGTTGCATTCGACACTAGGTTAAGTACACCTAAAGCCTGATCAGTGGCAAATGTAGTATTGAACGAGTTATTCCTAGCTGCTTGTATTTGTATTTCTCTTTCATCTGCTCTGATACCTTGTAGTGGTGTAAGCAATCTTGCCTCAGCAGCCCTTACTTTTGGGTTGACTACTGTACCCATCATCTCAGCACTGACTGGTCTGTCACCGATTGTCAGGTTTGCAATCCAATCTTGTGTGTAAGCTCTTAACGCACTGATTTGTTCGTCAGCAGTTTTGCCAGCATTGTCTGATACAATAGCTTGTGCGCCTATTTGATAGTTAGGAATACTATTAATGAGTAATGCCTTGTTATCTACCCAAGCTTTGTCTCCCCTTGTAAGGTACTGATGTTTATAAAGAGCATCAATTCTTTCTTCACTCCAACCTGCTTCTGCTAAAGAGCCTACATACTCTGTTGCTTTGAATGCCGATAGGTTTAGGTTTTCACTTAGACCTAATACATTCTTCAGTGTGACATGAGATAGACCATGTTCGTATGCAGCAGCACTTGCAGCTTTCCTTCTGTTCTCAGCGTTAGTTTTTTGACCCACGGCAAATGCCTCAGCAAGCTGTGGGACAAGAGCAGCTAGTTGATTCTCTTGTTGAGTAGGTCTACGTGCCTGAGCTTCAGCCGCCTCAATTTGTAATTGAAAGTCCCGTTTCTGGACTTCCATTAAATTTTCACGGTTTTCAGTTTCTAGCTTGAAATTTATTTCACGTGATTCTTCCTCACGTCCTTGTGCAAATTTCTGTGCTCGAAGATAAAGATCCTCTTGTTCCTTTTCAAAGGCGCGAGCCCTTTCCATTCCACGGATCTTCTTTTCTGCTGCTTCTAGGATCTTTCCAGAGTTATCCCTGGCTTGCATTTGAAAGGCACCAAAGCTACCCTCTGATGCCATTGATTTGTATTTAGCCATTAGTTGGTCATGTAACTTTGGACTTGGTTGATTGTATTGATATTATTAATACCAGTTACAGAATTGCTATTGGCGTTGTAGCCACTACCACCACTTGCAATTGCTGCATTAGCGAATGTTTGAATACCTTGTACTAATTGTGGTACCCATGAACTTGCACTAGATCCTTGTGATACTCCAGCACCTGTCTTCGCATCAATTCTCTTAGGCTTAGGTCCTGCCTTATATTCATACACTTCCTGATACTTCGGCCTTGGCAATGCAATTGGTTCAGGTAGCGGCGGATTGATTTCCGGCTTCAATCGGATTGAAGCAAATGCTTGCCTATTTGCATTTAGCGTATTCAATCCAATCTGGTTTCTTACTGAGACATCTCTTGCATTTATATTATCCCTTGTTGCCATTAGCATTGTTTGGTCAAGTATTAATTGATTAGACATACTTTCCATCTTGTTATTAATACTTGCTAAATCAAGATCAATATCAGTAAGTCCGAACATCAGTTCATCAGCAATAGCTGCTTGATTAGCACCTGCTTCAGCAATAGCTGCTTGCATTGCTTTTGCGCTGGACCTACCAGATCCAACATTCCTAGCAGTACCGGCAGACTTCATACCTTCTAGTCGCTGTGCTTGAGCATCCCTTTGAGCTGCTCCTGTCAACCTAGCTTCTTTTAGATTTGTCCTGTCTCTGTTTTCAGCTAATCCTGTAGCCTGAACATTATAATCAAGTAGTGTTTGTTGCTCATCAAACATCAAGGATATTAGTTGCTCGCTATGTGCACGGTCTTGTTGCATACCTGCAAAATTAGCTGCCATTTGATTGAAGCCAATCTGTTCCGTTGCAGCATCTACTGAAGCTTCATAAGCACGTCTTTCTTGATCAAATTGGAATTGTCGAATTGACATTCCATGATCATAATTATTCTGACTTACTAATTCTTGGAATAATAAATTATCTTCGTCGTTTCTCTTCCTAATACTAAGAGATTGTTCCTCATATTTTTGTTTGCGTAAACCTTCTTTGTTATTAAATCTATAGATATTTAAATTTCGTTGATGCTTCTTGTCATATAATTCTGACGCCGCGCCGTCATCGCCGCCACCGCCAAAGAGTCCTGAGACAAAACCGCCGACAGCCCCAATAGCAGCACCGTGGGGTGTGCCTGATGCCGCTCCCGTAAGAGCACCAGATCCAGCTCCTATAAGTCCTTCTTTTACACCCATTCTCAGACCCTCTTATAGAAACGTGGTGTGTAGTTTCCTTCCCACATCATTGCGTTCACAGCAACAGGAAAGGGTGTGTTGTTAAACATCCTCAATTTGAAATTCTCCGTTCGTTGATGAATTGGTACTGTGAATACAGTTTCATTGTCTAGTGGTACATCATTTGCTAGATACGTATTAGCTTCAATTACAGGAGCAGTAGAGAACCACTCATCAATAGCAAATACAATTTCTGCATTAGCTGCAGGAGCACTGCTGAATACAATGGTGGTGTCGTTCGTAAAACTGAATGCTGTAGTTGCACCACCATTGACAAATACTTTTACATCACTACGATCCTCAAAATTAAGATCTCGTTTGTTATATGTATAAGTTGTTGTTGAACCGTCGCCTGTAAATGTCAGCCTGTATGGTTGCCGCCCCGCTTGCTTTACTTTGAAGTTCATAGAACCAGATAGTCCTACAGAAAATTTCATCCTTGCAATTGTAAGGTTGGCAGTAAAATCTGTTATAGGTTTATCCTGTCTAAAGTATGTGGTTGGTAGATGTACATCAAAGTTGTATTTAAATCCTACTACAACATCTGAGGCTACACTTGTCAGGTTTTTGTTAGGTACAATAAAATAAGCTCCTGTACCATCACTAGCCCTTTCAGGTGTAACAGTAAAGCCAGATTCGACAAAGGTGCCGGTGCTAGTATTGCCTTTAATAATAAGTACAGGTGCTAAATTACTTGCATCGTTATATGGTAAGTAGCATTTTGATAGATTATTTGTAGAGTCATAGACAACACTTGATGCAGTAGCATATAGGTCTACCGATGGGTTAACTTTTTGCCCCGCATTGTTTACAATAATTGCTTGTTCAGGACTCTGACTTAATGCTGCAACACTTAATGTATGTTGATTTCCCTGTTTAGTCACAGCGTACATATTGTCTGCATCGATAGCCGTAAATTGAGTTGTACCTGGCAACTGCCAACTAACCCAAGCTTCCATCAAATTCTGCTCACCATCAAAGTAGTACCTAAATATGTACACAACATTCGATGATTGGTTACTCAAAGCAATCATTGCATTTTGAGGACTAGAGATCATATGTTCAATGTCAGGTGAGATCCATTCTTTTACAACTCTTGAAAGATCTAAGACCTGTGGGTTCTCTTGCTGACCCCTAGTTACCATACTGAATACTCTTGAATACCCTGGAGTCTTAGTTATGAAATTAATATGTGATCCTACATCCACAGGTTCAATATCTCTATTAACTTCGTAATTAGATAAAGATCTAATTGTAGCTAATGATGGAGTTAGCACTCCGTTATCTGAAAATAAAACAAATTGTTCTTTTTCAGAAAATAGTATGATGCCCTGTGCTGTTGGTAGAACGCTATGCAATGCAGTAGGTCTAATTGATGCACAGCTAATGTCTATCGGATCTGAATCAATGATTGTCTGTGCTGTCTTAAAATAGAAATTATAAAAATCATTTGACTGACTCATCGATACATTATCTTTAGACAGAAAACCTAACCTATTGTTATGGAAGAAACCTGCCGTAATTTTTTGTCCAACAAAACTAGGGTGACTGTTAGTTAATTCATCTCCAGCTATTCTAGCCGAGTAGTTAACTTGTTTGAATGTGAATGCATTAGTACCTGTGTTGACAAGTTCGTGAGGCATTGTCTCATCCTTTAGTCCTGTAGAGACGTTTGGTGCAACTGTTTCTTTCCAGTATCCACGCCCATCGTTTGTATTCTCACGTACGTATTTCACATAGTAATCATCTAATGCTGAATCTGAATTGATGATTTTTAAAACATGACCATCATATGATTCAATCGGTAAATTATAAATACTAGAAATCTCATCCTGAACTGCGATTAGATCACTGTTCCTTAATCCTCCCCTAGCATCTAATGTGAAACTTGTTGGTGTACCACTGACAACTCTTGTAATGTCAAGGCTATTCTGTCCGCTTTTCGAGACTGTCCAAGTACCGTTAAAGTCTGCATTGCTTGCCGACTGTTCAGCAGTGATTAAGGCATTGACTGCATCTTTAATGTTGTGCCCTGTTTTTTCTGTCAGTACATCATCGAACCCAAAGTCCGTACTATGTGCTGCTACTACTACAGTGACTCCTTGTATAGTTATAAGGTAATCAGCTAAAGCTGCTGTTGCAGATAGCACCAAACTTCCCTTTACATTAGGTGTGAAATTAGGTGCTGCTTTTGCTTCTACAGTCCTTGAATTGTTAATAACAATTGTAGTATCTTGAACGGTCAGTACTTTGTAGTTTGTTTTTGTGCCAGTCAGGTATAGCTGAGCATCTGTTCCATATGTTACCGAGCAATTATGTCCGGTAATAGCATTCCAAATAAAAATGCCGCCGCCCTGTATGCAACCTACATACTCTTCATCATCATCTCTATGAATATAAAACCACTTTGCATTGTCGAAAGTGTTGCCTGTTCCTAGGTTAACAATATGTTTAAAGCCTGGTCTTTTTGTAAGTCCGTAGGTGGCATCAGGAAAGCCGTTGTAGCACTCACGGACCTGACCGGGGAGCATTTTGTCGTCTGATTGTTTTGAGACTCCACCAAGATAGTTAGAGATCCGTTGAGTTACTGCTGACATTTATCGAAGAAGTGCGTTGTATGGTTTGTAGCTTCTGTATGTATTTGTATCTCCAGGATGACCAAAGAATGTATAGTCACCTTGATTACATTCATACTCCATAGCCATTGCTCTGTTAAATGCTTCTTTCTGTTGGAGCATCTGGTATTGATTACTATCACCAACAATCCTGCTGCTTACTGTTGCAGCAGCTCTGCTTACAATAAAGTCAGCAATAGGTGTTGGAATATCTACCCAGTCAAATAGCCATGTGATGTCACATTCTATTTGTTTTGTAAATGTGAAAGTGTGGTGTGCTTTGTCGTATAATTTACCGCTTCGTCGTACAACATCTAGTTCTATATTAGATGCATTTTGAGTTGGATCAATTTGTAGGATGTTGTTTGGAATTAGTATTTCGTTGTTTGTGTCAGGAGTCATTGGATAGTGACCCTCTTTATTGAATGTCCATCCCTCAGCCTGTACTTCCCGAGAGACTTCTAACAAAGTCTGGTAAGCAATCGCAACGTCCGGGTTGGTTTGATCAAGGGTAGTCACAGGCGCTTGACCACATGACTGCAGGATTGTATTTACAGCAGGTAGCTCTTGTTGAGCATTAGTGGTAGGAAAAGCCATATAAGTAAAAAAAAGGGACCCCGAAGGATCCCTGTAAAGTGTATAAAAATTAGAATGTAGAAGGAGCTGAAGCACCAACATACAGCTCAACGGCTGCAGCAGGGTTCAGGTAGTCAGCACCCATAGCCAAGCGACCAAGGATAACGTCACCCTGATAAATCACGGAGACATCACCACTGGTGACTTGTACTTGAGGACCGATTGCTTCTACGCAACCAGCAGCCTCACGCTGGAAGATAAGACCAGCAGACACTGCACCGAATTCGGCAGCAGTACCGTAGTCATTATTGATTCCAGTAGTAGCACCGGAAGCATCTTCCAAGGCTGGACCGATAAAGCTACCGGTGTTGCCAGGATCTGTTTGTCCTGTAGTACCGCCAAACTTGGTGCCGTATTTGCCCAAGAAAGGAATATTCATGCTCTTGAAAATTTTGATCCCGGCGATCTCGATGATGCCCTGGCCGCCCTGCAGAGCAGTGCCCTGAGAGTCGCGGTTTACAAGACCATTAGAACCAACAGCTTGAATTAATTCGTAGTATTGACGTGGATTTAGAACGGCTACTCTGCCGTCTCCACTAATACCCTTTTCGTCCATTGCAGCGGCTGCGTCATAGAAAGCAGCAACCAATGCGGAAGAAGAGAATGCATCAGATTCGTTAGTAGAAGCACCAACGCGAATCTGTGTACCGCCTGGCTCAACGAAGTTAGTTGCACTAACAGGAGAGGCAGAACGTGCACCACGTGCAATAGCACGGAAGATCAAACGGTCATACTTTTCTGCGAGGGCATAGCCGATCTTGCGGCTGATCTCCGAGCGCAGGTCGTAATGAGAAAGAGTCTCATCAAGGTCATAGACGAACGCTGAACTGATCAGCAGGTCGTCAACCGTGATGGTCTTCTCTGCCACTGGAGGCGCACCATCGGAGTTGCCGAGGATTGCGTTACCAGGGGTGTGATACTCAGCCGTGG